GAGCTACAGAAATGATAGCCGGTGGTGTGGGAGATATAGCCAAACTATTTGGGTATAGTCGACCACCACTTTTGCAAAACGAGATTGTTGTTAAACCACAATATGTAGGTAATGCAGCAAATGTAGATGCTCCTGAAAATATTCACAAACTGACATTAGATTCCAAAGCTGAAGTTACTATTGATCCGAGAGTAACTGGTTTATCAGCGGAGGATGAGATGAATTTATTAAGTTTAGTGCAAAAAGAAAGTTACTTGACGACTTTTAATTTTAGTTCAACTAATGCACTAAATGATTTGCTTTGGCAATGCAGGGTTAATCCCTCTTTGCATGGAACATTTCAAAATGAAATTCATCCCACATCTATGTCTTTCTTTATGAATTATTTTAGTAGTTGGCAGGGATCCATCAAATTTAGATTTCAAATCATTAAGTCTAATTATCATCAAGGACGTTTAATTGTGCGTTATGATCCTAATTCCTTTGGAAGTGGAATTGTAAACTACAACGTCAATTATAGTCGTGTTGTTGATATATCTGAAGAAGATGATTTTGAAATCATTGTTGGATGGGGACAAAAGGAGCCCTTTTTGAATGTTCCTTCTATGGACTCGTCCAATAATTGGTTTGGTAGTTCTTTGCCGCGTCTTTCCACGGATTCAAGTAGAGAGCATAATGGTGTTTTGGAAGTTAATGTAGTGAATGAACTTGTTTCACCACTTCAAAACCAAAATATTTCCGTTAATGTTTTTGTATCAATGTGTGAAGATGCTAAATTTGCTGATCCTATCCAAAATAGATTAAATGGATACCATTTGTGGCCTGTTCCTGAAGTTCTTGGATCCCAATCAGGAATTAGTACGGATATGGCTACTGAAGAGTGTTGTAGCGATAAGCCCGGAGAGTCTGAAGAGACAACTCAGCTTACGAAACCAATGCCTGAGGCTGATCAAATGATGAACGTATTTTATGGAGAAGTTCCGACAACATTGCGTGAACTTTGCAAGCGTTATGTTCATACTAGGTCTTATTTATTTAGTAACATTGATGCACCTGATGCGGCTCAACGAATAGCTCTTTTGAATAAGGATTTACCTTATCATACAGGCTATGACCCACAGGGCCTTGATGTTTCCTCTATTGCAGGCAATGTTACTTTGTCTTATCAAAGTCCGTTGGCTTATTTTATGCCAGCTTTTGCAGGTTATAGAGGTGCCATTAGGCATAAATATGTTTTCCTCAATGGTGTTCGTTTTGAAGGAAGTGCTGGCTCTGTGATTAGGAGACATTATGCTGGTTCAGGTAATGGGGCAATTGTTTCCGTTACTAGATCGTATAATGATCCCAAAGAAATTGCACTTTTAGGTAGTCCAAATACTAATGCAGGGGCTTCTGTCCAATATTTGACAGCAAATAATACTATTCAAGCTGAGTTGCCTTTTTATAATCAAGGTAGGATTGGTTATTCCCGTCTTATCCAGGCGCAAGACTTGAATTGTAATTCCCATGAAGTTACTTTTATAAGCAACTTTCAGACAGTATCCAAAGATGCGGTTGCCCAAGATTATGTGGCAGCTGGTGAGGACTTTTCTTTATATTTTTATACTGGTGCTCCTATTTTGTATAGGTATTCTTTGACACCAACTTCATAATTATTAATAATTATTATTTATAATTGCTATAGGTTTTATATTCCTATTCCTATAAGCAATTTGTACATACTTTTAAGATGTAATTTAGGAAACACTGCACAGTGGCAGCATACCAAGCTGTGCGGAATCACATGAGTGGTCCATGTGTACGGCGCTGAAACGCGTCGTGAGGTAAAGACCGAATTTAAAGTTTTGATTGAACTTGGGGTTTGTTCTTTTGCCTCAAGATGTAGATCACAACTTTAGAAGACGGAGTGCCTTACTGTAAATAGGCCGGTTTATGAGGAGAGTTTTAGGAAACTTTCTCTTCTCGTGAAGCGGTTCTATAATATGCTGTTGTTTTACAGTTAGGCCG